CTCGCTCTTGACGTCGACCATCGCGTAGGAGCCCATCGTGTCCTGGCCGAGGATCAGGAAGTCGGCGAGCAGGCTGACGGTCATGCGCTGCTCGTAGCGGCGGATCACGGCGTCCGTGTCGATCTGCCGCGAGCCGCCGGATGAGAGCAGTTCGAGCTCCCATTCCGAGGAGGGCAGCACGACGCCCTCGTCCTCGTCGCGGCGGATGCCCTGCACCAGTTCCTTCACCGATTCATACAGCTCGAGGTTGCCGGGGTCGTTCAGGTCAACGCCCTCCGGCGGCTTGGCGACGGGCAGCCCGGCGAGGTCGCGCTCGATGCCGATCGCCTCGATCTGCTGGATGTTCTGCAGCGCGAAGTAGCTCGTCCACGCCGAGCGGAGCATCGAGCGGCCCTCGGGGTTCTGGCGCGTCGTCTCGGTGCGGAACAGCAGCGCCTTGGAGATCGGGATCACGTGCTTGCCGCCGTGCCAGTCGATCTGTTCCATGCCGCGCAGCCCGGCGTAGTCGTGGAAGACCCAGCGGAAGGTCGTCTCCTGCGCGCGCACGGGCAGCGAGCGCCAGCCGATGCGCCCGTCGTCGTATTTCGAGGACGGCGGGTAGATCTGGCCTTCGGTGGTCGCCGAGCCGCTGATGACACCGCTGATCTCCGCGGCCCAGTCCTCGTGCAGCGGGTCGCCACCCTGGCGGCGCTTGTAGTTGGTCTCGTTGAAGGACCAGCCGTAGCCGATGAAGGAGAGCACTTCGCTGACGAGGTCCCCCCAGGTGTGGGACATGTCGTGCATGCAGGACTCCACGAAGCCGGTCTCCATGCCGGGGATCTCGACGTCGTCGCCGACGGTCCAGTCGGCTTCGCGGGCGAGCATCTTGATCGCGAAGATGATGCCCGCCGCGATCGGCGAGTTGTCCATCATTTCGCGGTAGGCCCAGGCGCCGTAGCGCCCGCGCAGGCGGTGCAGCCACTCCTCGAGGACGAAGCCGCCGTACTGGCGCAGCCCCGAGGTGCCGATCTCCCCGAACGGGTCGCCGGTCACGACCTCCCGCCGCGAGGGGCCCTGGCTGGGCCGGCGGGGCTTCTGCAGCATCCGCCTTGGGCGCTGTGCGCGCTGCTCGGTGAGGTCCACGCTGCGCACGCTGGCCGGCAGGATCACCGACGGGCGGCCGTTGACGCCGACGGCCATCAGCGGCTGCTCCGCGCGGTCTTGCGCGCCTGGCGCTGGCGCTTGCGGGCGGCACGGATGACGTCGGTGGGGCGCTGCGCGCGCGTGGCGGGACGGGCCAGCACTAGGCGCCGGGCGGCGCGCGGCGGCTGGGGCTCGGCGCGTTCGGCGAGGCTGCCGACGGAGGCCTTGCGTTCCTTCGCCTCGTTCAGGAGGGCGTCGAGGAGCGGCCAGCCGCGGCTCATGCCAGCGCCCCGACGATCGCCGCGAAGAGGTTGTCCTTGCGACGCTGGAGCTCGGGCAGCTCGGAGTACGGGCGCAGGCAGGGGTGGGTCTTCGCGACCGGGTCCTTCTCCTCGCCGTAGGTCCAGCCCGCGCTCAGCTTCTCATCACACCACGAGCGGTGCAGCTGCAGTGGGTTGGCGCCGCCGAGCGCGAGGCGCACGCCCGCGCGGATTCCCTCAGCCTGGTCGGGGTAGGCGTTGCGGAAGTCATCCCAGCGCTTCGCGACGGGGATCCCGGGCGCGCGCTGTGCCTCCTGCAGGCCGCAGTTCGCTTCGTGACAGACCCGGGCGATCATCTCGATGTGCTCGTCGGTGGCGCTCACGGCAGCACGATCCCAGAATCGCCCGGCACGACAACGCGCGATGGCATCAGTTCGCCGGCGAGCTGCTCGGCCTGGCGATCATCGGAGAAGTCCATCAGCAGCATCTCCCCCCGGTTGAAGCAGTGGACGACTAGGAAGCGCCCGCCCGTCGGCCCCGGGCGCACTTCGACCTCGAAGCCGTTGAGAACATGCTGGTCGGGTGCAAGCAGGTCCGGGATTCGCGCCCCGACACTCGGGTCCCCCTCGAGGGCCTCGTCGGGCTGTGCCTGTGCTGGCTGTGCCATGTGTTTCCTCCGCTCTTGCTCGTGGGATGGTGGGCGCGCGCTACCGCGCGCCGCTGAAGACTCCGCTCGAGACACCCGCGCGCTCGCGCATCGGCGACCAGCGGCTCTGCTGGGTCAGTCGGCGCGGCGCCGAGGGCAGCACGCCCGCACCGAGCCACAGCGCCTGGATGACGGCGTCCCCGGAGTCCGGGGAGCGCCCGAGGCGGTCCTTGATGTCCTTCTTGCTCTCGATCTGGATCTTGCCGGTGGAGGAGATCCACCACTTCGGCGCCGTCAAATCGCCGATCAGCTTGTCGTCCGGCGGGAGCGCCACGGCGTGGCCGTTGGCGGGGTCCAGCAGGTCGCGCGCCCGCCAGTACGCCGCGGCACGGCAGTTCAGGAATTCGAGCTCGCGGCTGCGGTCGCGCAGGCGCGTCTTGTTCGAGGACTTGAAGGCAATCGCGGAGTGGCCCTGCTCGCGCAGGCGCGGCACGACGCCCGCGCCGAGCCCGATCGCGTCGACGATGGCGGGCGGGTTGCCTTCGGCGCCGTTCAGGACGCTGATGATGTGCCCTGTGGCCTCCATCACGTCGCCGCGAGGCAGGCGGCGCAGCTCGCCGATCACTTCGTCATAGCGCGGCGCCAGGACCGTCTGGTCGCCGCCTTCTTCAGCGATGTCCGCACCGACGGCCGTCAGCTCCTTGCGTTCCGGCAGCAGCCCGGCCTTCTCGAGCTCGCGCCAGCGCTCCATCGCTTTCTCGACCCAGTCGAGCGGGATGACGCCGTCGGCCTCCCCGGAGGCGAAGTTGCCCTCCACGCGGTTGATGAACACGGCGGAGTCCGAGCCCCATAGGCGCTCGCGTCCTTCGGCCCAGCTGCGCGACATGCGCCCCGCGTCGATCACCTGGCGCCTGGTGACGTGCACCGCCGTCCAGTCCTCGAGACCCTCGCGGTGGCTGTGGATGTCGAAGAACCGCCCCGAGGGCGCGCCGGGCGTGCTTGACGCCAGCCCGTATGCCTCCATCGCGGTGTCCTCGCCGGCGCCGGAGAACGCGCCCTCCGAGGCGTCGAAGGTCTCGGGCGGGATCGTCTTCGCCTCGTCGTAGATGTAGAGCAGCGAGTCGGCGTGCGCGCCCTCGATCTTCGCTGGGTCCTCGCAGGCGACGGCGGTGGCCTTGCCGTGCGTCAGGCGCAGCGAGAGGCGCATCAGCTCGCTCGTGGTGAACGGCGCGCGCCCGACGTCGCCCCAGCGCACGCGCATCGCCCACTTCGCGATCTCGGGCCAGAGGTACTCTTCGAGCTGGCGCCAGGCGCTCGCCGTGGTGATGATCTTCCAGTCCACCCCGCGGGCGTCGCGGGTGAGCGCGAACCACAGCACCGTCCAAGCGTTCGTCGTCGTCTTGCCCAGGCCGTGCGGGCCCCGGACGGCGAGGCGCTTCTTTTCCACCAGCAGCACCATGTTCTCCTTCTGGTACTCGGTGGGGCCCTGCCCCTCGTCCCAGCGCAGGCAGTCCTCGACGAAGCCGACGGGGTCGTCGTAGTAGACCTCGACGCCGCCGCCGGGCGGGTCGAGCATGTCGGCGGCCAGCGTGAACGGGTCCGGCGGGACGCCGGCGAGCGTGACATCCGGCATGGGGCCTCCTGGGAAGGGTTAGGAGCGCCGCGCGGCGCCCTTGGCGAGCTTCACGCGGGCGTAGGTCTTGTAGGTCGTGCGCGCCAGCGCGCCATCGGTGATGTGCGTCTCGATCTCCGCGAGCAGCACGGCGCCGCGCTCGTCTCGGCGGTCCCGGTTGGTCCAGCCGACGTACACCTTCAGCCAGCGCCACGCCGGTCTGCGCACGCGACGCTCGCCAGGCAGGCGCTCCCGGTAGCCGTGGGGCACGCGGGGGTCGCGCACGCGCACCATGAAGCCGAGCTGCACCATCGGGAGCTCGGCGGACCAGCGCGGCGTGTACAGCGACGCGACGATCGAGCGGGAGTAGAAGCTGCGCGACGCTCTGCCGGCGTGCAGCGGCACCTACAGGTCCAGCTCGCGCGCCTTCGCCATGTACTCCCGCAGCAGCGGCGCGTAGGCCCGGCCGACCTCGAGCACGTCGACGCCCTGAATCACCAGCGACACCGCGAGGCCACCAAGCATCAGCGAGCCCGGGTCGATGTCCTCGTCGCCAAGCGCCTCGCGAAGCCGGGCAAGGTCGGGCGCCAGCCCTGCGACCGCATGATCGAGCGCCGCGCGCAAGCCGGCCTCGAGCACGCCCTCGCGGGTGCTGCCCTGCGACGCCTGTGCGCCCATCGCGGCACGCTGCTTCGCGCGGACCTTCTCCATCTCGTCGTCGAGGCCGCTCATGGTGCGCCCAGCCGCCGGCGGGCGCCGCGAGCCGCGAGGACCCCCAGCGTGCCCCACACGACGATCGCCAGCAGCGGCGCGCCGGTGAAGATCATCACGACCGTCACGATCAGCAGCAGCCACGCGACCGACAGCAGCAGGTAGCCCGGCATCCTCACGGCAGCAGGCCCCAGCCCCACGAGAAGCCCTCCACGACGACGCGCGCCGTCAGGCCGAGCCACCACGCAACGCCGCCGGCGAGGACGATCACGAGGATGAAGAGGACCAGCACGCGCGCCAGCGCCGCGACGAACTTCCCGAGCGCGGTCACTCGCCGTCCTCCGCCGCCAGGCGCGCGGACTCCGCGGCCATGAACGCCAGATAGGCCTTGCACGCCTCACAGTCGCAGCTGACCTTCCCCGAGCACGGCGAGTCGGGGCCCACGAGGTACTCGGTGGCCTTCAGGACCGCGTCAGCGCGCCGAAACCGCGGCTGCTTGACGCGCATGTGCATGTCCGCTTCGCCGTAGAGCTCGAACAGCATCCGGCGCAGGCGGATCGCGTCGGTCAGCAGCTCGGGCACCGGGACCGGCGTCTCGAGCGCAGGCAGCCCCTCGGCCTCGCGCTCGGCGCGCAGCGCCCGCGCAGCGATCTCGCTCCGGCACGCCTCGGCCCACTGGCCAGGCCCCTCGGCGTCGCCCGCCAGGTCCTCGTCGGTGGCGTCCTGCGCAGCCTGGGTGAGCGTGTCCGTGAGGTTCACGGCTTCACCTTCCCAAAGGTCTTGTCCGGGTGAGCGTTCGGCCCGCGCGCCACCCCGTGCTCCTGCAGGTGCGCAGCCCGGGCACGCGTCACACGCCGGCGCTCCTTCTGCTCGGCCGTCAGGCCCTTCTCGCGGAGCGCGGCCGCACCGCTGATCAGATCGGTCGGCGTGCGCTCAGGCACACCGTTGGAGGAGCCGCTCACTTGCCCGACCCCCGTTTGTGGTGGATCCGCAGCCCCGCGACCGGCGGCCCCGGCTCAGCAGCCCTACGCGCGCCAGCGCGCCGCGGCGATTTCCGGGGCGCAGCTTCCCCCTCGCGCGCCGCAGGCCCGGCCAAATGTGGGCCGCTCGCAGGCCCTCCCAGCGACGCAGTCTCGGGGCGAAGCTCGACCAGTCCCTCGTGCGCGGCCACCGCGCTGCGGCAGAGACTCTTGATCCACGTCCCCCTGGCGAGCCCGCCGCGCACATGATCGATGCCGGCGAGTTCCTCGGGCGTGAAGCGGATCTGGATCGGGGTCGAGGCCATGTAGCTACATAGTACACACAGGGCGGATGGCTGTACATACAGGCGCCGTTATAGGGACAACCGAAGATGACCTACAGAATTCGGGGGGACCGTCCAGCCGCTTCTCGTTGAGCGCCAGGAATCCTGACCGGGGAGGGGTACGTTTAGACGCTGGGTCGCTGTGCGTGCCCTGTGGTGCCCGTGTGGTCAGCTGGTGGCGAGTGCTGCTGTGCCTGCGATGGGTGCGAGTGCTGCTCGCATCGCTTGCCTGACCTTCGGGTCTGCAGGGGAGTGTCCAAGGGCGAGGGCGAGGGCACGGTGGGAGTCAGCGACAGCGGCGGCGATGGTCTGTGCTGCCCTGACCTGCTCCTCGGCTACTTTGGCCCTGAGGCACGCTGCTGCGATGTCACTGCAGCGCTTTTGTGCATCCTCGTACAGGGCTACCAGTGCGTGTCTCTTGGCCTCGCCTGTGCGCTCGCCTGTGAGGTGGAAGGTCTCCTCGTACAGCCGGCCTCTAGCACCGGGCTCTGTGGTGTTCCCGTCCAGTGCTTCTACGTCCAGTGCTGCCACGAGCTCGGCGTATAGGGACATGTCTGCGTGCGCATGCCACAGAGCCTCGAGCATCGCCTGTGCTGGGCCCACCTGCCTGAGCTCTGCGCCACGCTCGAGCCCCAGGCGCAGCACCTCACGCTGTGCGAGCACCTTGCGCCCATGCGCCCTGTGGTTGCGAGTCGCTCCCCCATGCAGGCTGCACGGCCCGATGCCCAGGTGGTCAGTGCCCTTGCCCGCGCTCTGCCCACAGCGCGGCCCACGCCTCACACCAGCCACCACAGACACCCGCTTAGTCAGCTTCGCATTGCACTTCCCGTCCACCGGATCCGCCCAAACAACCTCCTCGCCTACCTCTCTCACACGCGTACGTATCGCGGTGCTCTGAGGGGACGCAGATGCCGAATCCGCGCCCATCTACTGGTTGTTGTTGCCTGTGTCGGCTGGGTCGTAGGTGTGCGGCTGGTTGTGGGTCGCGCTCTGGGTGCACTGCATCGGCGTGTCTGCGTAGGCGGGTATGTGGGCGAGGTTGCGCGTGCATCGGCGTGCCTGTGGGCGCGCTCCCGCGCGGTCTCCGCTTGCGCTTCTGCTGTCTCGGCCGATCGTGCTAGGGGAATCCGGATTCACGGGTAGGGCTCCTCCTGTGGGGAATTGCTTGCAAGGGGTTGACGCGTGCCACTAGATGCAGTAGCGTAGGTCGCGCAAGGTCAACGAAAAGCAGCGGCGCCCCGGCAAGGGCCCGCTGCACGGACACGGAAGGTTGGATCCCATGTCAACAGTGCAGTCTACTCCCCGCCGGCGCAAGGAATACTCCGAGGCCGACCGCGAAGCAGCGCGGGCAGCGCAGCGCGAGCAGGTCGAGCAGTCCGTTCGCGAGCTGCTGACCTCCGACGGGTGGCGGCGCTGGGCGGAGACGCGCTCGACCTTCCACGACTACAGCTTCGGCAATTGCCTGCTGATCGCGATGCAGTGCCCGACCGCGACGCACATCGCAGGGTTCCGCAAGTGGCAGGAGCTCGGCCGCCAGGTCCGCAAGGGTGAGCGCGCGATCCGGATCATGGCGCCGATGGTCGTGGGCGGCTCGAAGGACTCGCGTCGCGAGGTGCGCACTGCGGGCCCCAGGATGACGGCCACGAGCTCGGAGAAGTCCGGCGGCGATGACGGGCCGCGGATGCTGTTTCGCGCTGTCCCGGTCTTTGACATCGGCCAGACCGACGGGGATCCGCTCCCGCAGGCGCCGTGCGAGCCGTTGACGGGCGACAGCCACGAGCACTACATCGGCACGTTGGAGACCTTCGCAGCCGCGATGGGGATCCGCGTCGAGTATCGCGACACGGGCGCCGCCGGCGGCTTCTACTCCGAGCGGGAGAAGCTGATCGTCATCGCATCGGACGCGTGCCCGAACGCGAGGGTTCGCACGCTCGTGCACGAGCTCGCGCACGCTCACGGAGTGGACTACAAGGCCTACTCGCGCAGCGAAGCTGAGGTGATCGTGGAGACAGCGGGCACGATCGTATGCGGCGCGCTCGGACTGGACACCTCGGGCGAGGCTATCCCCTACATCGCGGGCTGGGGCGAGAAGGGCGACCTAGACGCGATCCGCAAGCACGCCGAGACCGTGGACACGATCGCCCGCTCGATCGAGGTCGCTTGCGGACTGGGGCGCAAGTCGTGAGCGCCGCTGCTGCAGACTGGCTGGGGGACGTGGCAGCTCCCCCGG